GCCCAGCTTCTTGGTGGTATTGATACTGCAGGAGAAATTGGTCAGGCAAGGTTAATGACTGCTGGTCAAGGTCTTTATACTGGAGGTGGATTATATACTGGCAGCGGTTTGTATGAAACAAATTCTCTTATTGATGGGATGAATTCTCGTCCGTCTGTTCAGTTTGATAGTCCTAACGACGAAACACAAAGTCTTATGATTACTCATAAGGAGTATGTCGGTGATGTATTTGGACCAGAATCATCTGTTTTCACAAATACAACTTATCAGCTTCAACCTGGGCTTTCTACTGTATTCCCTTTTTTGGCTCAGTTTGCTCAAAATTTTGACGAATATGAAATGGTTCAACTTGTTTGGGAATTTCATTCTACGGTTGATGCCAATGCTAGTACTAACGCTAGCGGTAATACGGGAACTATTATAATGGCCACTAACTACAAAGCCGACGCTTTGCCTTTTAGCAGCAAGGATGAAATGATTCAGTATCATGGTGGTGTCAGTGGACGATTGACTGAAAACCTTGCTCATGGTGTTGAATGCGATCCTAATAAATCAACTGGTGCTGGACAAAAGTATATCCGTACTGCTCCAGTTCCATTGACCGATATTAAGGATTTTGATATTGGTTTATTCAATGTGGCATTTCAGAACACTCCCACTACCTTTCTTAACCAACAAGTTGGTGAATTGTGGGTTTATTACAGAATTAAGTTGTCTAAGCCCAAGCTACATTCAGCTCTTGGCAATACTATAACACAGTCTCGTTATATTTGTACTGCTGATTCTACTGTGCAGACTTTATTTCCTCTTGCCAGTACTTTGAGAGCTATCAATTCTAATCTACCTTTAAAGGTCTTAGGATCAGCAGCTGGTTCAGCACTTGCATTTAGTGTTGGGGGAACAGTTGCTCTGCCAACTTACGCTGCAGCTACAACAACTGCTGTTGGTGTAGCTGTTACTTTTCCTGCTACTACATCTGGTGTCTATCAATTGACATTGAATATCGAAGGTGCAGGTGCTTCTACTGTAGCAGGCGATTTCGTACATTTGTTGGGTAAATCTATCGGTTCGCCTGCAGTAATTACCCGGCCAAATATTACTCCATGGTTCGATATGTTCGCTACAGCATTTGGCGTTGCTTCAGCTGATACACCATGGTTTTTTAGTTATGCTATTCAAGCCACTGGTACTGCTGTACTTATTGTACGTGTCAGGGTACAAACTGTTACGAATGGTGTAGATAATACGTTGATATTGTATCCATATGGTCATAGTGGTACAGTTACCAACAATATTCCTTCTCATGCTCTTGAAATTTTGGAGATTGGTAATGCTTTTGAGACAAGTTCTACTGTGCAAGCATCAACTTATGTCAACAACGTAACAGGCATAGTTACTGCTCCTGTTTAGAATTTAATGGACTGGCTTGAATTGTTTTTACATTATTTTAGTTGTAGAAGTAAGTGTGTTTGCGATACTAAAATTAAAGAAGAGAAGGAAAAGAAATGAGTTTTGTTCCTTCTGCTGCTGTATATGAAGCTCCTGATTATAGTGGTCCTATTTCTGCTCGGTTCGGTGCTGCTAACGTTGTTTCTATGGATGACGATATGAGCGCATATGAATTACCCGAAGGCTATCAAATCCCTATGATGTACACCGATGACCAGATAGCTGAGCTTGATGGTGCTCGTCCAACTTATACAGGAGGTACATTGTCTGATAATATTCGTAGCCTTGGCGGATTTCGACGGCGCCGTACGTATCGCAAGCGCCGACCTACGAGGAAATATACTACTCGACGTCGTGTTTATAGAAAGAAACCCACTAAGAAGCGTAAACCAATTCGTAAAAATACTAGACGTGTGCGGCGACGCACTGTCACTTGTCGTCCTGTTAGACGTAGATCCTGTTCTTGCCATTAAATATTAAAATGAACACGTTGCGTATGCCTCGTATACAAGCTTCTTTTTCAGGTTCTCAACCTGTTCAAAGACGCAAAAAGGCAATTTTTGAACAATCTAGATTATGGTTAATGTTAGCTTTAGATAACCCTGAGTTTCACCAGAATCCTTTGTATCATGATAAACCAATAGATTTCAGGAACCATCACATACCTCTCGACCCTACTCCTTGGGTTGAAGCATTTCGATCTTATCAAGGAGATGTTGATTTTTTTGGTGAATTTGTTTGTTGTGCTCAGGCCACTGGTCGTGGTATTCACCTTTCTCAGATGGGCCGTAACAGAGTAGCTTTTAATATGGCTGCTGGATATGATTTTGTTACTGATCCTCGTATTGACATAGTTCTTAATGATCATGTTTATACGCTAAATCAGAGAAAGGTTGAAGTAAAGGTCTTGGCGACTACAGTAGGAGAACCTACTTTTTATGGTCCCAATAATGCATCTTATGTTGAAAGTAACGTCAAAGATGTTACTAGCGCACAGCGTCATACTGCTGATGTATTTCTCGTATATAACGTGTCTCCTACTTTACGTCGTGTGTGGAACGGATGTTTATTTGCGCCATATTCTTGTAGAGTTTTTACGAATGACAGATTTCAGAATATTTTTGACACAGGAGTTGATGTTGATTGATTTTTGGCCACCCGGAGTAGATCATGGTCTCCCGTGCTTCCCCAAAATATTGTTTATAGAACTACTCAGTCTTGAACTTTTTATTACGGTTCGGAACAAGGTGGCTAGGGCAATAGTATTACCCCTAGCCACCTTGTTCCGTTCCAGGGGGGATTTTTCCTTAACCCCTGTCGGCTTTTTTAACCGGCTTTTTAAAAAAATAAAAGTTTCGGCCTTTTTTGCAAGGGGGCTTTTACCCTAGTACTAGGGTTTTTTTACCCGGGTCCAAGGGGGATTTTACCCTAGTACTAGGGTGTTTTCACCCTAAATCCCCCCTCCTAAAACTTCCTGGGTAATGCAAACTAGAGGAGCGGAGCGAAAAATCGCTAACTTTTCACAATTCTAACCAAATGAGTCAGGCGCAATGGAATCAGATGATTCAGCCGACGAACTCAGCGTCTCTCCCTCCGCAGTCCTTAGAACTAATGGAGCCCGCCTCAACATCGGGGCGCGAGCGCGATCCCGATCTAGAGATCGGTCTCCAGGATCAGAGGCATCAGATAGAGGAAGAGCGCCATCGCCACCTCTTAACCGACGAGGAATACGAGGATCTCCTCCAGGATCTCCTCCACGGAGGCCAACCGTCGAGCCCGAAGTTGAGCCCGTCGATCGAGGCAACAACAAATTTCGACATTTCGTTTTTACGTGGAACAATTACCCCGTCAATGCCGGAGACCTTCTCACCGCTTTGGGATCCTCCTTCCTTTGTTACCAACCAGAACGAGGTGCAAATGGAACCAAGCATCTACAAGGTAAGAATTAGGCAAACGCCACGTAGTCAGTGCTGAAGCGTATTAGCGGTACTAATTTTTCCTTTACTGCAGGGGTCATTTCCTTCAAAAACCCTCGCTCATTCAGCGCCGTGGGCAAGCTCATTCGTGGATGGCACGTCGAGAAGATGCGTGGAACCATCGACCAAGCCATTGCCTACTGCTCCAAAGAGGAGACGCGTGACACCGACGCTCCTTTCGGGTTCACAGAGGAAGGCACTCGACCGTTATCTGCTGGCACAAGTGGAGGCCGATCGGATCTTAAAGCAGTGGCTGCTCTTGTCCAATCCGGAGCTGGAATCGGAGCCGTTGCTGCCGCTCATCCCGTATCAACCATTCTCTTCGCACGTGGAATTCAGTTCCTTATTGGCCTCCAAGTCAAGTCAAGAAACTGGGCGACCGAAGTCTATTGGTTCTACGGACCCACTGGATCTGGCAAGACAAGAGCTGCGAGCGATGCGTGTCCTGCTGCGTACTGGAAGTCTAATGGTAACAAATGGTGGGATGGTTATGAGAGTCATGAAGATGTAATTGTTGACGATTATCGTACCAATTTTTGTCCATTCAATGAGTTGTTGAGGCTGTTTGATCGTTATCCTATGCAAGTCGAGGTTAAGGGTGGCTCTAGAGAGTTTGTTGCGCGTCGTATTTATATTACTACGCCCAAAAACCCTCGTGACACCTGGTCCTTGCGTAGTGATGAGGATTTAGGTCAGCTTATTCGTCGCATTACTGAGATTAGACATTTTCCTGCTTTGTTTGCTCCCGTTGTCGAGGATCCTATTCCTGCAATGGTCGCTGGATTTAATCCTGTTTAATACAATTAATTAGAATGCCATCTCGTTATTCTCGTCGCCGCATTATTCGTAGACGTGCAAAGAGACCATCCAGATTCCCTTCAGCAACTTACGGCAAATTATATTTTCCTCGGGATACTCCTTACGGACTTGATCGTTTCGGCGCCACAGCTGCACTAGCTAATCCAGAACAACTAATGAATCGTCGACACGACGGTTGGGTCGGTAGAGGCAGGTATAACGCCGCAAAGAATTTTAGGAAATGGGCTTCAGGCGCAGCAAGAAATGTTGGAAGA